CCCCGCAACCCGGGTATCGACATGGGGTAGGGGCGCGTTGGGGCATCCTCGACACTATTCATAAAAAAAGCGGAATCAACCAACAGTCCGCGAGAATTCACTTGTCTTCTCTGGGCGTTGAAGCGTTCATACGAACCCGATCAACGACATCCAGAGGAGTTACCTCATGAGTAACGAGCTGACTGAAACCCAAGAAACCATCCTTTCTCATGCCCACCAACACACAGAGGGAAAGATTGTCTGGTTTCCCGAGCACATCAAGGGCGGCGCCCGTCAGAAGGTCCTTGACGGCCTATTCAATCGCGCACTGATTACCCAAGTTGGTGACGACTGGTTCATTGCCGCCGAAGGTTATGACGCTTTGGGAGTACCTCGCAAAGCGCCCATCAGTACTGAAGTGCTGAACAAGGTCATAGAAGCTGCCGAAGCACAACAACCTCGTACTCGAGACAACTCGAAGCAGGCTCAGGTGATTGCCATGTTAAGGCGACCCGAGGGTGCAACGATCGCGCAGATCTGTGAGGCCACGGGCTGGAAGCAGCACACTGTGCGCGGCACCTTTGCGGGTGCGTTTAAAAAGAAGCTTGGCTTGGAGATCACTTCAACGAAAGAGTCTGGAGGGGAGCGGCTATATCGCATTTCGTGAAAGCCTCGCGGCTAATGAATCACGCCACCTGCAGCCAACTCAAGAACTGCCTTGTTTGGAAAGACCGGACCCTTGTAAAGCGGACCACACGGCGTCCCTGATAATTTCAGGGACAGTGCCAGCGGGTCGGTCAATCCGTGGTGGTCTCGGTAGCCTTCAGCCAGATAGACAAACTCGTTCATCACGCCGATGACGCTGCGATTGGAAGTTTTTGTAAAACAAACCTCGCCCATGCCCGGCATTTCAGTTTGGATAAATTCTGTGGGTAACCCCAGCGCAACCAAGACGTTTTTTAAAGCAATGGGAAAACGCAATCCAAGCGTCGAGGCTGGCGACAGCGGTAATAGCACGGGCAATAGCGTCCGATCATTGACCAAGAGGGCTAGCTGCGGCTTCCAAAACAGTACTGTGGCATGCCAATTACCGAGCCGACTTGTGCTCGGCTGTGGCAACACGATCGGCGGTTTGACGCGATCAAGCAGCTTTTTTGTACATTGAAGGGTCAGCATGCCAAATGAGGAACCAAGGGTGGAAGGGCGTGCAGCTTGCCCTGAGCCACCATTTTGAGGCATTCATTCGGGTAGTGGCAATTCTCTTCGCATTAGAAAAATCAAGTAGGCAGTGCGTCGGCCTGCTCGTTTTCGACAGGGTGGCTTTGCCGAACAGCCTTACCGCCAGTGAACTCTTCCCATCGCTTGACGATGACGTCGACATACTTGGGATCAAGCTCAATCAACCTGGCGCGACGTCCCGTCTTCTCGCAAGCGATCAGCGTGGAGCCTGATCCACCGAAGGGATCGAGCACCAGATCTTTCGTCTTGCTGCTATTGCGGATGGCACGCTCCACCAGTTCGACAGGCTTCATTGTCGGATGAAGGTCGTTCTTGGCCGGCTTTTTAACGTGCCAGACATCACCCTGGTCGCGAGCACCGCACCAGAAGTGATCGATGCCTTCGCGCCAGCCGTAGAGAATCGGCTCGTACTGGCGTTGATAGTCGGACCGTCCAAGGGTGAAGGTATTCTTCGCCCAGATGATGAAGGTGGACCAGCGACCACCGGCGGCTCTGAAAGCTGCTTGCAGTGTATCGAGCTCGGACGAGCTCATCGCAATGTAGACCGCACCTTTGGTATGGGTCAGGATGTTGTGGCAGGCTTCCATCAGAAAGCCGCCAAACCCATCACCCAAATTATCGTTCAAGATGGGGCGATTCTTGCCCCGCATCTTGTCTTTGGCTGTGTTGGCATAGTTGACGTTATAGGGCGGGTCAGTGAAGGTCATGTCAACCAGCTCGTCCTCAAGCAAAGCCTTGTAGTGCTCAAGCTTGGTCGCGTCTCCGCAAATGACTTTGTGCTCACCCAAAATCCAGATGTCCCCGGTTTGGGAGATGGGCTCAACCGGCGCTTCCGGGACTGCATCCTCATCGGTCAGTCCGTCATTGGTGGCGTTATCGCCTGAAATCAGCGCATCCCACTCTTCAGGTGAAAAGCCTGTCAGGCCAAGATCAAAGCCAGCCTCTTGAAGCTCAGAGAGCTCAACACCCAAGAGTTCGTTTTCCCAAGAGGCGTTCTCACCGATTTTATTGTCAGCCAGGATCAGTGCGCGCCGCTGTGTGTCGGAGAGGTGCTCAAGGGGGACGACCGGAACTTCCGTCATGCCCAGCTTACGCGCGGCCAATAGGCGACCATGGCCGGCGATGACGTTGTTTTGTCCATCTACCAGGATAGGCGCACCCCAGCCGAATTCACGAATGCTCGCCGCGATCTGCGCCACTTGCGCATCCGAATGCTGCTTGGCATTGCGTGCGTAGGGAATCAGCAAATCGACAGGGCGGTATTCGAGGTGAATAGAGTTCATGGTCCTTGAAACAAAAAACCCGCGCCGATGTACTCAGACGCGGGTTTGTAATGGGATAGACGAGAGAGACTTTGTTTTTCTTCTCGTGAATCTGTCCAGAAGATAGCTGAAATCGTACGCGAATTTCCCCAAAATGTTGCACGTCCTAATGCCGTCGATTTGCTTAGGAGCACAACCAATCGCGAAGAAGTTCGCTAATTCACGATAAATCCCCTTTAAATTTACGAGCATTGAGATGGTCAGCGATGAGAAGCAGCGCAAGCTGCCAGCGACGCCATGCAGTGGTTCGATCACAGCCGAAACGGCGAGCTATATCTCGCCAGCGATATCCGTCAGCACGCATCCACACTAAATGGCGTTGTTCAGTTTCAATCCACTGGATCCAGTTCATTACTTCAATCATGCGATCGATCGTTTCTGGGCAAGGCGGTACGGGACGATAAGTCTTTTCTTCGACACCCATCCATTCCCATCGCTGCCGTAAGATCGGTGGCCATGTGTTGAAATATCCTTGAACGCGCGCTGGGGGTAGTCTTCGGGCCGTAATAGTGGCCTCATGAAATCTAGAGGCAATGTCGTCGATTGTCCAAGTGATGACGGTACTAGTCATGTTGGTCTCCAGAACCATATAGACGATCACCAATTCGTCGCACAAGTTCACGTTCGATAAAATCCAGACGTTCATCTTGATCGGACACGACCAAGATATGTTGATCTTGCCACCCAGATCGTTTGATAGCATCCAAATCCATGGCAGCCGGCTGAGCTTTATTCAATGCGCAGCGATACGGTTGTGCTGGAACCTTCATTTCACGCCTCCTGGGCTATCTGACGATCGCAGGCTAGATAGACCAATGCAATCGCATCTGCTTCGTTGTCATCTGCAGGTTGGTGGCCACGTGCCTGAACGCTGGCGATTATTTCTTCCTTGCCTGCGTTGCCTTTCCCAGTCGCGTGCTTCTTGATCGTGCCCACAGGGATGCCTTCGTAGGGAATCTGGTGATGTTCACACCAAGCGGTCAATTGCCCCATGAAGCCACCATAGGCATGGGCAGCATCCACACCCATATGCCTGCGGACTTCTTCAAACACGACGAGGTCAATGCCTGTGGAGCATTGCTTCACGTCTGTTAGCCAACGTTTGAATTTCAGGAATCGCATGCCACCACCTTCGAAGCGTTGCGGCTTGAAGGATTGGCTGCCGCTTGTGATCTGACCGTCTGCACCCATCAAGGCCCAGCCAGTCGTTGTGCCCAAGTCAAGGGCAAGAATCGACATGTTCATTTTGTCTCCAGTCATTTGCTGGGTGACGGATTTGGCAGGTTTCACGGTTATTCCTCTATCGTGTGTGTGCGCACGCGTGAGGGGTTAATCAGTAAGACTGTCAAATCCGTCACCATTATTTGGTTCAATCGACTCTGTATGGGTAGCCGCCGCTGCTATGAGGCTTAGGTCGTAGACTGATGCCCGCGATTGCGCGTGCACCGCCATGCAATCGGCATTTCTCGAACTTGCGGGTCGACATCAGCTCTGAGAATCGCTTGATCGATCCCACGTACTCGCCAGCACGCTCTGCCCATTCGCGCCAATCAGTGAACAGATCCGATACGCCTTCGCGATGGGTCTTGCTCAAAATACAGCGTTCTTCGATCCACTGGCCCAAGGCGTCTTCCGCTTCGAAATACTCTTCGGTAGCCGAGACTACGCATTCGGGTGGACGCAGGCCATCGCGTTGCCATGCGAGACATCCTTCGACCGCCCAGGCCAAAATTCCGTCACGCTCTGCATACAGCTTCTCGGTTAGCTTGCCGTCACGCCTCTCGGGCGGGATCGTTACCGTGAAGGGGATCAGGTGCAGACGCCGCTTCATCGCCTCATCCACGTTGCGAATCGATGGCTTGTGGTTGCCTGCGATCAGTAGCTTGAACTGCGGGATGTACTCGAAGAAGTCCTGTCGCATGAAGCGAGCAGACACTTTGTCGCCACCCGTGATGGCTTTGACCTTCGACTCATTCCAACGCCTGCCTTGTTCGGTCTCCACTGACGCGACAAAGCGTGCGCCTCGCAATCCGGCCAGATCAGTTGGGTGACGATCACCCCGGGCATCCATGAAAGTGTCCATGGGTGCGCTCGTAGCGTAGTCGCCCAAGATGCTGGCCAAGGTATTTACGAACACCGACTTGCCGTTCGCACCAGTCCCATACAGGAAGAACAAAGCGTGGGCGCTGGTTGCCCCGGTCAGACAGTAGCCCGCCATGCGCTGAAGGTACTCCTGCAAAAGCAGGTCGCCGCCGGTGACATCGTTCAAGAACGCCTTCCACTGGGGACAGTCACCCTTTGGGGTGGCCGTAGCAATTTTGGTCATGCGGTCTGCACGGTCATGTGGACGCGTGACGCCCACCTTGAGGTTCACCACGCCACCGGGGGTGTTGAGCAAGAACAGGTCTGCATCCCACTCCTCAGTGGTGGATGCATGACGGCGATCCGATCTGGCCATGCGATCGACACCACCCACTGTGCTACTAGCGAGCAACTTGGCTGCCAGGCGGTGGGAATCCACCTTGAGCGCGGCCTCACGACAAATGGCGCGAATGAGGTGATGGGACATCAAGGTCTCATCGGGCTGCCAGCGGCAACCGGTCCACACCAGCCACTTGCCCCAGGCCGCGCAATAGCGCCACTCGTCGGCATAGCGGGATGTGAACGCCAGCGTCAGCGCATCGTCGGTCGCCCACACTGTGGCGTCCTGAGACGTCATGGCCTTCGTGGTCTTCACGCACATACGCGGTCCAGAGGCAATGAACGCGGTTACATCAAAGCCCTCGACCAGTGCATCAGCAGCGTCCCAGCCATCAGCCTTTTCATCGGGCGGCAAGAGCACATCGCAGGAATGAGCGCCCGCATCCAAGACAGCTTGCGCTGCTGCCATGGCGTACTCCCAACCTGGCTTGTCTCGGTCGGGCCAGATCAGAACGGCCTTGCCCGTCAGTGGCGACCAGTCGGTTTTGTCCACAGGAGCATTGGCACCGTGCATGGCAGTCGTAGCAGTGATGCCAGCGGCGATCAAGGCCTGCGCGCACTTTTCACCCTCAACCAAGATCACCTGCTCGGCGCTGACCATCCCCGGCTGGTTGTATAGAGGGCGAGGATCGGGCGGAGCCATCTTGCGACGCTTGGCGTCCCAAGGACGAAACTCTTTCTTTCGTCCGGGTGGGTCATAGCGGTACACGACTGCGATCAGATGACCGGCGGGGTCAAAGTAATCCCACTTGGCCGTCGCTGGGCCCAGCTCGTCTACTGGAGCTTCTTTCTTGGCTTTACTGGATAGGGTAGGTACTGCCTGGCCAACCAGTTCCGCCGCGTAGTCCAACACCCGAGAAAAATCGGATTGAACACCTGCCCCAAGGTAAGCAGCAATCAATCCAAAGACATCTCCGCCGTCGCCCGTGGCGCGATCGGTCCACAGTCCTGCCTTCTCCCCATCAAGGACGACTTCTAGGCTGTCACCGGGACTGCCCAAGACGTCGCCTATCAGGAACTTGCCACGGCGCTTTTTGCCAGCGGGAAACAGAGTACCGAGCACCGATTCCAAGCGGTCGATCAGCGACGCACGCAACTGCTCCCGATTAGCGTCTGTGTTTTTGTGTGCAGTTGAGTCGTTGTCATTGAAATCAAGCATCAGGTGTTTCTCCCTGCGCTTCGAGCCAATTCATCAACTCGCTTATCTTGAAGCGAACCATCTTTCCCACCCGATAATGGGGCAGGCCAATGCGTTCACGTTCCTTCGGGTGGGTCAGCAGGTACAAAGGCAAGTTCAAACAATGCGAGGCCTCGCGTGCGACGACCAATCGCTCATTAAGAATCTGATCAACGATTGTCATGATTTTTTCTCCAGCACCGGTCCTGCCATGCACACATACGGCATTCAAAATGCGTCGGGTCTTGATAGGAACGCACTAGTAATTCCCCCGCTTCAGTTGCGGAGATCACCTTGAGGGCACGATCAGACATGCGCTGCGCCAATGCCGCATCAAAAGGCACTAGCTCGGTATAGATTTCCATCGAGTCGGCATTGACTGCCGTGAAGAACGCAGGATTCTCGTGCAGATCGAGGTAGGCCTGATACAGCACTACCTGTGCGTGATAGATCGGCTTTGAGATTGCCAGCTTGTTCTTCTCAAGGTCCCGCCAGGACTTGGAGCCGAGACACTTGTTCTCCCACAATGCGGGATACTGAAAGCCATCAGGGCCACCAACGATCACGCCGTCAATGTGTCCTTGGAGACGACCGTCGAGCGCAGAAAACCCAAATTGATCTCCATTAGGTTTGGCAGTTCTCAAATCAAACCCAGCATGACGCAGCCATTTGATCATGCTGTCTTCAGTGACATGGCCTCGCTCGAAGATACGAAGAAGTCGGCCCGAGTGCTCTCGACCAGGATCTACCGCGGTCTTTGCGAATTCATACTGTAAAGCTCGTTCGCACGATGTTCCTAGGCGGGACGCACCTAGATAACTTCTGGGGCGTTGCTCTGCTTGCCGTTTCTGTAAGCCAGCATCGATTAATGCGCTGACCTGTCCACAGATACTGGCCGAAGAATTGAAGTCCATCATTTTTTTACTCCTTCAGCCATCCATGAAAGATCACCTTCCAGATCCGCGAACGGATCAAGTATCGGGTCGTGTGTCGGGGGCATTCCGTGGAGAGGCAGGAATCGAGTTTGCTCGTGATGCTCCAGCATCGCGTCTGTCCAGCACGTCACAATGGCATCGATAACGCCCAAGGCTTCAGACTCGGAATACTCCCCAAGGGGTTTGTCAAAACCAATCGCGCCAACCGACTCACCAAACGCCTTGAGGCATTTCTTCATTGAGGCCAATTCAATGTCAGATGGATCGATCATGGGAACCTCCGTGATATCGACGCACCCATTGAGCGCGCGCTGCCAGTTCACGTACATCGCATGGAAGACGTTCTGACATTTTTTCGAACAAAAAACCCAGTCGATTGGATAGCGCCGAGGATTGCCCACACTGTGACGGATGTCGGTGTGGCCGAAACCCCGGGCCTGTCTGTTGCAGACCCAGCATTTCATCTACCCTCCTTACTGAGCCCAGCTCGGTTTGCCCGAGACAGGTGAGCGTTGAGCCTGAGCGGAAGTGCTGGTGACAGGCGAGACTGAGTAAATTGCCGCTGGCCGTTGTGCTTGAGGAGATCCAGAGCGCGTGTAATCCGGCTGGTCAGGCTCCACCGCCATCTTCACTACGTTGCGCAGATCACCACGTCCATCCTTTTCCACATCGATCCGTGCCACAAATTCAATGCCATCAAGCTCATGAAAACCTTGAATACGCCGCGCTGCTGCCGCTTGGGGTGAGTTATCCTGCGGTTGGATGTGGCGCGAAGAGTTCAGCACCGCACGGATGAACGTGCGGCCCATGTTTCCCCATGCAGGACCCTTGGAACTGTGCAGGCCGACGTTCGACCACATCTTTCGGCGCGCATACTCACCATCCAAAATCACAAACTCACAAGCCAAGAAGATGCTGCCCGTTTCAAAGCTCTGGGTCGCATAGCCGCCTGTCCAGCCTTGACTCACATCGTCATGTCCACCGGGCTTGATCGTCACACGCACCCGTGCCACCGTGCCCTTGGGGATCAGGTCAAAAGATTGTTGTTGTTCAGCGTCGTTAAAATCGTTCCATGCGGACATTGTTTACTCCTTGTTGTTTTGAGAATGGGTTGCAGCCGCACATTTCTCGATGAGCGCGCGTAGGTTCGGAGGTTCGACCATGTCGAGCTGGCCCGAACGGTCTTTGGCCGGGAAGCCATAGGGGTTGAGGGTGTGCGTCACGAAGGCACGGTAAGGCTCACCGTCATCGGCCTTGATCTCAGCGAGCGTTACGACCTCATCGACGATGCCGGGCAGCTCGGCAGCGGTCTTTGCGCCTTCGATCTGCGGAACGAACACCTTCCGGTTGAAGTCATCTAGGCGCTCATCCAAAATCGCCACGAACACGACATGCTTGCCGCGTGCGTGCTGTAGATGCATGAGCGCACCCAGCATCTCGCTGCCCAAGAGACCATAGGCACCACGGGTATCGGGTTTGCCGGTGCGATCAGAAATGGCCTGCGGTTGCGTCTTGGCCCAGATCAGCGCAAGGCGAGCCAACACGGTGATGCTGTCGACGAAGTAGCAGTCGTACTTGGTCAGCTGGGCTGGGTCGCCGTATTGTTCACAGACATGCACGTAGTGCGGCTGCGAATATGGCGCCTCAGGGGGCAGTGCGGGGTTGGGCCCCGCCAAGAATACAACCAGGTCACGGAACTCCGGCCAGGTAGTTGGACGCACGCAGTCACCACGCCAGTCTTTGACAGCCAGGTCGCCCGCTTCAAGATCAACGAACAAGGTCTTGTCTTCGGGGAGCGTCTTGAGCTGGGTGGTTTTGCCAATGCCGCTCTTGCCGAGCAGAACCAACTTCACGCCTTTTTTCTCGCGCAGGCGTTGGTCGGCAGTAATGATTGGAAGTCCCATCACGCCACCTCACGCAGTTCTTGAGCAACGCTCGGGTTCCAGAGGATCTGGTAGCCGCTGTGTCCATTGCGTGAATACGGCATCGCTTCTGCCCATGCTTCACCAGACTCGGTCAACTCCCACTCATCACGCTCATTGCGCACTTGAAGCCACAAGTTGGCCAGGTGCAGGTTGGTGGTCTTGGCCGATAGGCCAACTAGCTTGCCCAGCTGGGTCGCATTGAGGGAGCAGATTGGCTCGTTGGCCGCTGGCAGGGCACGACGCAAGGTTTCAATGGCCAAGCCGGTGTTTTCGTGGATGCAGGTCAGTGTCGCTGCCATAGCAATGCCTACCTTCACACCGGGCACCTTGGCGATGGCCTCACCGATCAAGAGCAGCGAAGCGACTCGATCGTGAGTAGGCGCAGGCAATGTCGCTACGGCAGGCACAACATACGAGCCAGTCTTGCGGATTGTGGGCAATACCTCGTGAGTGACCCAGCGCTTGAAACGCTTGGCTTCAGGTTTTCGGCTTCCCAACACCAGGTTGTAGAGACCTGCCTCGCTGACCACGGTCATGGATTGGCTTCCACCAGGGGTCGGAATTGAATTCCGATCCTTTTCGTCTTCGTCCAGGCGGGCCACAGCCTTGTGGGTTTCGGGTAGTTGAAGAACTGCGCATACATCGGCGGCGACAAACCAGGGCTCACCTTGGTCGTCCTTGACGACACGAACTTCTCGTCCTTCATAGTCGAACGGCATCAAATGCTGATTCATGATCAGACCTCCGAGTCAGGGGCAATTTGGAAGGAAGGTTTACCTGCCTCGACGGTGCGGGCTTCGGCGAATTGCTTCTGCAATGCAGGAGGCCAGTTCGTGTACCGTGTCTCGGACACCGACAATTTGATGTCGAGGTAGCTCTCAACAGCCTCACCGGATGCCACGATGCGTTCGGCGATGACTTTGAGCTTCTTCTGGTCCCAAGACACCTTCTTGGGCAGATCAAACTTCACATGTAGACCGTCGGTTTTGAAATGAGAGATACCGAAGTCACGGCCAGAAGCGGTTAGGTTTTCACGACCTTGCGCACCAAAGCGCTGGTCGAACGCAGCATCTAATTTGGTCCGGGCAGCTTTGAGCCAAACCATAGCCTGTTCCAAATTCGTGTCCACCTCTAGCAGCTGGCGCGCCGGCAACTTGGCCAGTTGAGAAACGGACATCTCGGCGATATCAATCGGAAAAATAGACAAATTGTTCATGTCGTGCTCCCCTTAAGCCATGACGCGCTCTGACGTCGAGGCGTGCAGAGCGTTCTGTTCGAAATCCAAAATACCTTCGAGCGGGTAGCTAACGCGCTTAGACAATTTCAGATATTTGGGGCCACGGCCTTCACACCGCCAGCGTTGCAATGTTTTAGGGCTGATGCCCCAACGCTGAGCAAGCTCGTTTTCATTGAGCACCCGACGATCGCCGGGTGAGAGGGTATTGATCGCTTCTTGAGTCGATCGGGTAAGTGCGGTTGCCTTTGATGGCATGAAATACTCCTTTGACGTTGTTGAGGAACAGGTGTCATTGGATATTTCGGGTGGCGAACATTCGAGGGACCGATTGGCGAACCACTCGGAAACTTCTGGTTCGCCAATGTCCAGCCACAAATGAAAACGGCGAGCCAATGCTCGCCGTTGATGAAATCGCCAGGAATTCAGGAGGGGAAGTTATTATTGCTAAAATGCAATCCGATAGACTATGTCAGATAAACGTCTCAGATTAATCGTTGCGGTCTTTCCTGCGATCAGATTACATGGTCGGGATATAGCGTGACCGATCGCATGTTCTGGCGCCCCGCCTTCCGGGTTTGTCCATAGACTTGGTATTTAACTGACTTTGATTCTGCGAAATTAACTCCTTCTAAGATAAAGCGAATGGGCGCCCACCCCTAACGAGTAAATGTTTAACTTCCTAGTGACCGCCACCGAAAACGCTTGGAATCAGCCTGGGTATGAGTATGCGCGGGTACGGTTCCTTGAATACACCAGCGATGAAATTGCTGAAAGCTTCCGTGAGTTAAAAGCTGAGCAACTTGCTGCATTAACCGAGATACCCTGCCTCTTCGCTTACGAGGGAACAAATAACCCGATGCGGGTAGGTAAGCTTAAGAGCGTAAAGCTACGGGACAACGGCCGCTCATTATTTGTCGTACCAGAGCTCAATCTTGCGATTCCACCAATCCCATTTAACGCAATCGAGCCACTGCAAACGCTACTTGATATAAGAAGCTGGGAGCTTAATCGAACCCACTGGGCCATCAAGGATGAGGATCTCCTTCAAATACTAGCTGAAGCTGGCATTGACCTGAATGGGATACTAGCATCGAAGGTCTCCAAGGCCGATTTACCTCGGCCCGTAAATGCACCTTTCCAAGTAGGCTCGGTCGGCGCTTACATTGAACACGTTCTGACGTTGAACCATGGTGGGAGAGAGGTTTTCTATCGCGGACATTCGAATCGGACAAGGTATCGCCTTGAACCATCAATCTTCCGCAAAGACGAGAAGGGCAATTATGTCTATCGTGATGCTGAAGATCAGCTCTACAGAGAGCTTTTGGTGTCGAATTCCATTGACTTCCAAGGTGATGTTTACACGCTCGACCGACTCGTGAGAATGCAACATTACTCCTTGCCGACGCGCTTGCTCGACATCACGTCGAACCCGATGATTGCCTTATATTTCGCTTGCAAGAGCAATCCGCTGCAAGATGGCGAAGTCATCATATTCTCGATGGCGAAAGAACAAATAAAATATTTTGATTCTGATACAGCAAGTTGCATCGCTAACCTGACTAAGCTTCCGAAAGTATCGAAGGATAGCCTGGATTTCAGCAGCTTAGATGTTCGAAAATTCAACAAGCTAGCGCCGGTCAAACAGTTGCTGCACTTCATCAAAGAAGAAAAACCGTTCTTCGAACCCAGACTGGAGCCGAAGCATCTCAGGTCCATCATCTGCGTAAAGGGCAAACACACGAACAGCCGCATAGCGTTCCAGTCCGGCGCCTTTCTGCTGTTTGGTCATGATGCCACCCTCGAGGAGGAAGGGACCCCCGAAATATCAGTCCAGCGCATTGCCGTGACAAACAAGGAGGCTGTGTTAAGGCAATTGGATCAGCTGAATATCAACGAAAGCACGGTGTTCCCATACATCGAAAGTTCAGCCAAGTATCTCGCTCAGAAGTTCGCTTTTAGAAATCTCTAACTAACAACTCACTCTACCCGTTCAATCATCCCGAGAAGAGTGTGCGTAACCTTCGGTGCCCGCGTCGGGCGTGTGATAGTACGTGTTCTGATGCGAACCCGCCACCTCTCACCGATAGCATTACCAGCAGCAAGCAGCGATTCCAGATCACGGTGAGCAAACTCCCACGCAATGGTGCCGACTAGAGGCGCTCCACCTTCAATAGTGCGCAATTCGAATCGTCGCGAATCTGGGAGAATAAAAATTTTACCAATGAGCTCTTCGTGTTCTTTCTCGTCTATGTGAGCGGCTCTAGCGCGCTCCCTACCTCGTCGGATCGCCTCATTGTCGAACTCAAACTCACACTCGCTACCGACAACTCGGAGCAGCGCTCGCTTCTCATCCATAACCTCAAAAAAATCACCCAGGCTTGTTAGAAAACGTGGCACCATTCCATCTAGCGCCTCTTCAAAAGCATCCCCCTTAGGTGCAGTTGCTGCAGCCAGGACATCAATGACATGATCGACAACCACTTTCAACTGGGTATTGGTAAATACCTCATTCTGATCAGCCTCTTCCAACAGCAAGCCGATAGAGCCACGAACCACATTAGTTACTAGAAGGTCTGAGTTCGAATGCAAAGCAACTGGACCTCTTCGACCAAGAGTCCCAACTTCTTCCATTGCAAATTGTTTGGATACCAAGTCTTGAAACAGGCTCATGGTCTTGCCGGCGAATGCGGCGTCTATTCCTCTCGATCCTACAACCGGTTCGCCTGCAAAGAATAGTGCGACCGCCGCCTTATGTTGCGCGACACCCTCTATCTCCTCCAACTTTGCCGTAAGCGTATCTCGCCGCTTTTTCAATTGTAAAAAGCCTAGCGGATCGTTTTCGCTGGTGCGACCTTCTAGCAGCCGATCAAGAGAGCTGATATCCGCTCGCAAAGACTGAATTTTAAGCTTCTTGAGCATTGGCGACCTCCGCTGCTTCAAGGGCGGCGAGTGCGTCGAGATCGTCGCTCATCAGGGGGACTGTAACTAGTCCCTTCCACATAAATGTGTCGCGCTGGTGGGAGAAGAGTCCATACCAATACATCGTATCCGCTACTACATATCGAGCGTCTTTTGTGAGATCGATAAAGAAGGAATCGCAACTGTACTCATTCTTAACCATGTCGCGATCAAACAGCCCAGCATTTTTTTGAGCGAACACTGCGATTTGATGGGCAGGCACTGGCAGATGCGAAAACGTGACGACGTCAATGTCAGATGGTGGCCGGCTTCGCAACCGTTCGCAGTCTTCAACAAAGCTACCGTCGAACATTTGAAAGCCAGTTGTTATGCCAACATTTCGCAGCGCTTGGCGGTAGGCAAGGAGTTGCCGAAGAATCTGGCGTCGTGGCGGTGACTTTCCGAATTGTTCAACGAATCCACTCATCGTCGTTTCGTAGGGGGATGCAAGATTGTTCTCCATCCCAGGGTTCTCGCCAACAAATGGAGGTAGTACCCCAGAGGCATTAAAATCTGGCAGCACGGATCTTCTCCCTTAAGATTGGTTTTACACCCCTTTTGCATGATGCCATAAAGTCTGATCAGCCGATGGTTTGCTTGGTGGCCGGGTCTGATCATAAAATAGTGGCAGCTTTGCCGAAAGTTGCCGGCAACAGCTAGCCTAATCGAGAACTTGGGTCCGTACGAACCATCAACAGAATCTGCCCGCTTGCGGCCACAAGCTGAGCACTTCCTGATCGACTATTCTCGTTCGATCAAGGAAAATTAGTCATTTAAAGGAAAGTATTCTTTTTTGCTCTTCCCAGTCCCGTGGCAGGGGCTCATGTCGGCCACGGATCGCCTGCAGGTTCAAGTGTCTTGGCTGGGAACCATCCAGAATGGCCTCAATGATGTCGGGCGCCAGATGCGCCATGCGCATGACCTCCGCGACCCAGCCCGGCTCCAGCTTGAACGCACGCGCTAGATCTGTCGCCGTGGCGTACTTACCCTCGTCGAGCAAGCGCTGCCAGTAAAACGCCTTGCCCAGCGTTTTGATCATCGGAATGTCCATGCCACCGGACATGACGTTGGCCCCAGTGCCTGGCGGTGGAGTCAGCAGCTTGCGGTTTTGTTTGCGGCGGATCGTCAGCGGGACCATGGTCACACGCTGGGTGCCGTCCATGATTTGCCGCGCCGTTCCCCTAACCTCAATGCGCACATTGCGCAACCTTGGGTTGCCTTGATATGCATCGCTCGTCATGCCACCACCTCCTCTGCATACTCTTTGGCCTCTTCCAAATATGGGTGCGCTACGATGCTTGGGTCAAGTCCGATCCAACCATCCTCGCGCCAATGGATGTCCAAACTGCCGTCCTTGAAGTCCACGCGTTCAATGAGCAACTGAGCAATGCGCTGTTGCTCTGCCGGGAACAACTGTTTCCAGACATCAGCAATTCGCCGCATTGAGACCACCACCTGGTCCTCTTGAAGATCTGCTCCGGCACTTTGCTGCAGGCATGATCGCCACACACCAATCAATGCCTCCGGTTCCATCAGCGCCAACTCGATTTCACTCAAGACCGCAGCCTCGATTTCAGCTGCCGGGAGTGCACCGATGCTTTGACCGCGTCCATCTTGGGTTGCGCCTGCGCTGCGTCGTTTCTCCAAGTACGGCACGTAGTACCGGTACATACGGCCATTCTTTTTCTTGGTGTAGTGATGGATCATGCGCTGGCCATCGGGTGCAAACAACAAGCCGCCCAACAGTGCCGGGTATTCGTCTTTGCGCACCCTTGTGCCTTGCTTGCGCCGATTGACGAATGCTTGCACGCCATCCCACAGATCCTGCGAAATGATGCTGGCGTGTTGCGCTGGGAAGAACTCACCCTTGTGACTGATCTCACCAAGGTAGAGACGGTTTCGCAGCAAGCAAAACAGGTACTGCTGATCAATCGGGCGGCCCGCCCGGTGCTGACCGGATTGAGTGACCCAAGATTTTGTGCTGTGACCTTCGATATCTAGCTCACGCACTAGCCGGGCTGCCGAACCGTGCTTAGCGTACCGGCGGAAGATGTCCTGCACAAGACTGGCCTCTCGCTCGTTGACCAGCAGTTTCCGATCAACCACGTCATAGCCTAGCGGAGGCGTGCCACCCATCCACATGCCCTTGGCCTTGCTGGCTGCGATCTTGTCCCGGATGCGTTCGCCCGTGACTTCACGTTCAAACTGTGCAAAGGACAGCAAGATGTTGAGCGTCAGCCGCCCCATCGATGTGATCGTGTTGAACTGCTGGGTGACCGAGACAAACGAGACGTTGTTGCGATCGAAAACCTCCACCAGCTTGGCAAAGTCCGGCAGGCTGCGGGTGAGGCGGTCGATCTTGTAGACCACCACCACATCAATTTTTCTGGCCTCAATGTCGGCCATCAGGCGTTTGAGTCCAGGACGATCAATATTGCCGCCGGAGAATCCGCCGTCGTCGTAGGTGTCATCCAGCGCCAGCCAAGCTTCATGGCGTTGGCTGCTCACAAATGCGAGACCAGCATCGCGTTGTGCTTCCAGGCTGTTGTACTCCTGGTCCAAGCCTTCATCGGTCGACTTGCGCGTGTAGATCGCGCAGCGCTTTTTGGGGATGAACGAGGGCGTGCTTGCCACTGCTGTGCGAGAGGTTCTCATGCGGCCTCCTTCTTGGTGGACTTCAATCCAAAAAAGGCAGGTCCCGACCATGGGCAGCCAGCGATCAGCCGGGCGATCGCCGACAGGCTCTTGAACCGCTGGCCACGGTATTCGAAATCGCGCACACCGCGCACGACCACCTTGTGTTCTTGGTCGTCAAAAAAACGGCTGAGCATGGTGCCCGGCAGCAGGCGATCCGCATCACCTTGCAAGCGCTTGGGAAGCACTCCTGTTTCGCCGATTTCCTCCAGCTTCCTACGCGTCGTCGGCTTGAGCGAGCCGAAGGCTTTTTCCTGAATCTTGTAGGCCAGTCGAGACTCCAACCAGGTGCGATGGTGGTGCTGTGGGCGTTCATCAAAATGCGCGTCCCACATTGCCCAGATGTTCTGCATGGGCAGGTGCGGAAGCTGCGCGACTTGCGCCGCGATGGATACCGTTTTTGATTGTTGTGCGTGTGTCGTCATGTGCAAACTCCTTCTTAGTGATCGGTGTTTGCATTCACGCTCTTCTGGCCAGCGAAGCCAAGTGAAACCTTCCTACTGTCGCGAATAGGTGAAGGTTTCTGCGCAGATGATTCAGCTTCGCGCAGTCGCAGCAGAGCTACTGCGATTAGATCGACGACTTCTTGTTGCGGGTGTCGAGGGCCAGCGCCAGCCCTGAAATTAGAGATTTGTTCGTTGTTGTGCATGGTCAGCGTTCCAGTAGAAAACGCTTCTCATGCTATGGGTCAAGGTCACTTCGTGTAACGTGATTTAGCGGAAGTGTGCAGATACCTGCGGGGATCGCCGGGGTTTCTTATTTCGTTGGGTGTTGACCCAGCAGGTACTCGTGTACGCCGCCGTGCACTCCTTGAGAACGCAGGGTGTCTTTCCGATCATTCGGAATAACACCAACTTCGAGTTGTCCTGCGGGCATCTTGGGTACAAACGGTGAAAAGAAGAGCACGCGCCCATTGAAATAGTCACAGTCCGCATTCACTAGAGCCGGGATGCATCCGATCTGCATCTGAGCGAATTTTTCTGGTGCGCTGATCGCAATTGAATAGGAGTTGATGAAATCCCATTCCCGATAGATGTCACCGTCCGTGAACGGCTGGCTCATTGCGAGGCCTCGCCTGAAGAAGACATCACCCTTCGACAGCATGACTGAGTTGGTGTGTTGGTCTAGCCAGCAGTCAATGTGCTTGAGAAGCAGTCGGTCATTGACGCCAATTATTTTGGCAACCTCAGCATCACTGAATGACGGAGTTACCGCCAAGGGATCATGCATCACGACAATTTCGGAGAGAAGGATGCGGCCACGGAGAATGCAGTCCAGATACGAGCGAATACTCGCTTTGAGGCGCTGTACTGGAATCGCCTCGCGTTTTGCTCTGCCGTCATACCAATTCGAAGCGATGACATCACAAAATTCACGAGCCTTCTTTGCACCAATTTCCTCGGTCAAATCAGCAAGAAATTCTTCTTCCAGCGCGCACTTATTTTCTGTGAAGTAGGTCAGCGCATCTCCATCCAATTCTGATCCATCAACCAGCTTGATGCCCTTGGTGTTTGGTGATCTCACGATCTCTTTGCCCGGCGTGTGGATTGCGTCGAGAAATCTCTCCATGAAATCATTCGACAGTGCGTACTGCGGCAATGCCATCGTGCTGAGTGGCTTCGTGTCTTTGGTCATGGCATTGCAACCATCAGCGAGCTGGCAATTGGCCGGTCGAGACGAACTGATCGAAGCTGTCGAAGCTCTCTTGATCCTTCCAGGAGTTATCCCACCTGCGCGGTTCAGCATCTTCAAGTATCAACAACGTCAGAACACGATCGCGACCGCCGTAGCTGTGCTTGAACTCCTGCAGCTTCATATATGGCTGTTCACCGACGCACCACACAGCAGCAGACATGTCGATCCCATTCCACTCTTGCGCGATGGACTCATCTGCTGCAACGGTATCGCGCAGAGGCTCAGCAGGATCACTCAGCCTTCTAATCCGGGTGTTGCTCAACACAGCACTGCGGCTTCGCCATTCGTACTTGAGAAAGCCGTTGTCCCAGTGCAGCAAGATCGCACGCTTCTCCGTGAACTTGATGAAGCGGATGCATAAGGCCTCGAACGACACGCCGAATGTTTTGGCCAAGCCACTGAGCAAGTAAAGGTCAACGTCTTGACTGGTGATGCGATCACGCAGGACATCGCCAGGCATCAATAGATTGCTGGCAAATTCATCTGCCTCACGCTCAATGACACCTGCGCTTTCTAAGCTGAGATGCACAGCGGCCTTGTCGCAGTTGAATGTGCGTCGCTTGGCTCGGTGCAGCACGAAGTGTCCGAGCTCATGCGCGATCGTGAATCGCCGACGCTCCGGGCTTGAATCTTCATTGACGAAGATGCCCCACTCAGTTGGATCGTCCGGGTTGCAAACTAGCATCCCCTCAGAGCTTTTGATTGGGGATGCCATAGGCGGCTTGATGATCTTCACACCTTCGCCGTAAGGCGTCCCAGGTAACCCCTCGCGAACGATGTCGAGATCGGTGAAGGCAGCCGTCTCTCCGCTGGCCACACGAATCCATCGCAGGATTGTGTTGGCCGCTTTGCTCGGGGTCAGTTGAGCGCTGTCACTCAACTCTTGGTTTCCTCTTGCCCCGCTGTTGGGAACATCAGTTTGAGGGCTTGCTGGTAACGCTGCTTTTCTTCTTCCGTCATGCCAGCGTAATGGCGGAAAAACGCCACGTCTTCAACGGAGGCCTGAGGTACTTGCTCGTTTGATTCGTTCATGAGGTCCTCCATCGTGACCCCCAGAACCTTGGCCAGCAGGTGAATCCGCTCGGCAGAAGGGCGTTGGCCCTCCTTCATTTCCAGTTCCCAGATGTATGCCTTGGTGCAGCCAACCGCATCGGCTACTTGCTGCAATGTCAGCTTCTTGGCCTCTCGTAAACGCCGTAAACGCGCTCCTAAGGTCGATGCCATGGCAAAGCTCCTATCTGAATCAAGTCATCCTAAAAGTATAGCACCAAGATACACCATCCGCCCAGATGTTCTACGTAGTTTGACAAGCGGAAATAAGCGGGACACAATTATGCTG